CTGGCAAGAAGACAAACTAATAAAAGACCACAATGAGATGTACGCTGAGAACGCAGCAGAGAATTGGGTACTAAGGGTAAACAGTTAATATGGCTAAAGCTAATTGGTCGACAAATCAACCTACAAATTTAAACTACCTATCACCTGTTAATTTTGATTTACAGATCAATAAATTACCTAAGACTAGATACTTTTGTACTGGGGTCACACTACCGAATGTTATTATGTCGGAAGTAACTCAACACACCACTTTGGCTGTCCAGTCATCCGTGCCTGGAGATAAGATTACATTTGATCCACTTTCAGTTACTTTTGTTGTTGATGAAGACATGACAAATTACAGAGAGATATATGACTGGATCATGGCTGTTGGGCCTGGGTTTGATTCTGATGATTTTTCAACTCTTATTAATTCAACGAAGACATCTAAAGGAACTTTCAGTTCTGGAAACTATGAGAATATGTATTCCGATACAACCCTCATCATTAATACCTCATCAAACAACGCTAATATAGAATTCATGTTCGAGGATTGTTTTCCAACATCCTTGGGTGGTATAGAATTCTCCACAAACACTGATGGTGTTGAATACGCGACTTGTGACTTGACATTGAGATACACCCTATTTAAGATAAAAACTAGTACTTAAGAAGTACACTATATACTATATACATTATGAATTTAAAAGAAATCCAAGAGATGTGGAAGACGGATTGTCCCATAGACGATATCGAACTTGATGCATCGTCCCTAGAAGTCCCAAAACTACACGCTAAATACGCTGAACTATTATCTAACTCAAAGTTATCCGTTATTCGATACGAAAGACAGATGAAAGAGATGGATAAAGATAAGTGGTTGTGGTATTCGGGTAAAATGACTAAAGACCAAATCGAAGATAAGAATTGGGATTACGATCCATTCGGTGGTCTCACAGTTCTTAAATCAGATTATGATAAATTTAAAGGTGCTGATCAAGAAATACAAGACTTGTACGAAAAACTTCAATACCTTAAAATCACTGTAGAATATCTACAGGATGTTGTCTCTCAAATTACTTGGAGACATCAAACAATAAAGAACATTATAGAATGGCGAAAATTCATGGCAGGCTCATAGCCACCAAGACAGACGAAGTATTTCTAACGATATCCACGGAAGATTCAATCCGTAAAGAACTTTCAGAATTTTTTAAGTTTAAAGTTCCAGGCGCTGAGTTTATTCCAGCTGTTCGTAGAAGATTCTGGGACGGATACATCCGTCTGTACAACCTTACCACAAATAAAATCTATCTAGGTCTATACGACTACATCAAAGAGTTTTGTGATGAACGGGGGTATGTGATCGAGGGATATGAGAAAGATACGGATGTATTTACCATAGAAAGGTATCAAGAGATAGTCAAAGACATTCCTTTCGAATTACGAGATTATCAAAAAGAAGCCGTAGCGTACGCCGCTCATAATCAAAAATGTATATTAGTATCACCGACAGCTTCGGGAAAATCTTTAATGATATACAGTCTTATAAGATATAACTTCCTAAAGAAAAATAAGAAAGCTCTAGTGATTGTTCCAACAACATCTTTGGTGGAACAGATGACTAAAGACTTTCAAGATTATGGATTCAGAGGTGATATAGCTAAAATATACGGTGGGGATAAAGGAGCCGATGCTCCTATAGTAGTTACCACATGGCAATCGATGATGAGAATGCCCAAAGGATTTGGTAATGAATTTGGAATGGTTATTGGAGATGAAGCTCATCTCTTCGCGGCCAAGTCATTATCTAAGATTATGGAATCATTAACTGAAGTAAAGTATAAGATAGGAACGACAGGTACTTTACAGGAAACTAAGACACATAAATTACAGTTAGAGGGGATGTTTGGCCCAGCTTACTTTGTAACTACTTCTAAAGAACTGATGGACGAAGGAACCTTGGCTAAACTAAAAATTCAATGTTTGGTATTATCATACACTGAAAATGAAAGAAAACTTGTGAGTAAAATGACTTATCAAGAAGAAATGGATTGGATAGTTAGGAATGAAACAAGAAACAAGTTTATAAATAATTTGGTAAAGGACTTGAAAGGTAATACATTGGTACTGTTTCAGTTTGTTGAAAAACACGGTAGACCACTGTATGAGATGATAGATAAACTAGATAGAAAGGTATTCTTTGTATTTGGTGGTACAGACGCTATAGATAGAGAGAAGGTAAGAGAGATAGTCGAAAAAGAGAAAGACTCAATTATCGTAGCTTCGTTTGGTACATTCAGTACAGGTATCAATATCAAAAGATTACATAATATTGTATTCGCGTCTCCTAGTAAGTCCAGAATTAGAAACTTACAATCTATAGGACGAGGATTGAGAAAATCTGATGATAAAGATAGTGTTGTATTGTATGATATAGCTGATGATCTTTCGTGGAAAAATAATATGAATTATACATTAAACCACTTTTCAGAACGAATAAATATATATAGTACAGAGAATTTTGAATACGAAATACATTCAGTAAGGATACCAGAATATGTCAATCCAGAACAACACTAAATACCAATACATAAGATTTAATGACGGAAGAGAAATATTCGCGATGGTAAGTGAGATCGATGATACACTTGAGTTACATTTACCTATGAGTATTGTGACTAAACCTTCAAAAATGGGTACTGGGGTTGTGATACATCTCGGGCCAATGAATCCCTTTACCACGGATGACGCGATGATAGTAAATTTGAGAGACATCCAAATAAGAACTTCAATAACAGAAAATTACATAGGATTTTATGACAAAGCCTGTACATCTTGGTTAGATATCCGAGACAATGGTGGAATAGAAATCAAATTAGCTGAAGATGAACGGGAATCTCAAGGAATATCCATTAGGAAACTTCTTCAAGAGAAAATACAGAATTCAATTCCTGATGATTTTTGGGATGAATATGAACAAGAAAATATGATCGGTGATTACGAATTACCATCTAAGAAGGATATTATACACTAATTCTTTTATATATATGTACTCTTTTTGGACAGTGATACTTTATTTTACAGTACGATCTCGAATCTGTCAAGGGGTTAATACGAAAAAAGTGAAAATAAATCAAAACTTGACAGATCAGCGAAAGCGAGTATAATAGATATATGACTAGAGAAAAAAGACAAACTAAAGCTTCAGTACACTATGTGGAAAACAAAGTGTTTACAGCAGCTATTGTTACACACAATAAAGCTTGTAAAGAAGCTGTTGATATAGGTGAAGAGAAACCTAGAGTATCAGAATACATTGGAGAATGTATCTACAAGATAGCTACTAGACTTTCTACTAAACCAAACTTCATTAACTATTCCTACAGGGATGAAATGATATGTGATGGTATTGAAAATTGTTTACAGTACATTAACAACTTTAATGAAGAAAAATCAAGTAACGCTTTTGCTTATATCACACAAATTATTTATTTCGCGTTCTTAAGAAGAATTCACAAAGAAAAGAAACAAGCCGCGATTAAACAAAGAAGTATAGAACAAGCTGGGGTTTTGTTTGATACTTTTGATACGATGGATGGAAATACTACTGGTATGAACAACTCTTATGTTGACTTTCTACAAGAGAATATGAATCCGATAAACTATAAACCTCGTGGGTCTAAGAAAAAAGAAGACAAGTAATACATTATGAAAATAGCTTTGCTAAACGATACTCATTGTGGAGTTCGTAACAACAATCAAATGTTCGCAGAGTACCAAGGGAGATTCTATAATGAAGTCTTCTTTCCGTACTTAGACGAACACAACATCAAACAAATTATACATCTAGGAGATTACTTCGATAGAAGACGCGATGTAAATTTTTATTCCTTACACAAAAACTATGAACATTTCGTTGAACCAATGAACGAAAGAGGAATTCAAATGGATTTAATCGTGGGTAATCATGATATCTATTTCAAATCAACAAACAGACTAAACAGTCCAGACTACTTATTACACAGTGATAATATTAATGTGTATACAGACCCTATCACTAAATCATACGATGGATTAGATATAGCTTTACTACCGTGGATCAACGAAGAAAATCAAGAAGAAGTGGAAGAGTTTTTACAATTATCAACAGCTCCTATTTGTATGTCACATTTAGAAGTCAATGGTGGTGAAATGTCGCCAGGTCATTTTCATGGTGGTGGTACTCCAGCGTCATGGTTCAATAGATTTGAACAAGTATACTCGGGACATTTTCACACTAAATCAACACTGGGTAACATTAGATACCTAGGATCACAAATGGAATTCACATGGAATGACTTTGGTGATCAGAAACATTTTCATGTCTTTGATACAGAGACAAGAGAAATTGAGGCTATAGTAAACCCTCTTAAAATGTTTCATAAAGTATTCTATGATGATACTGATGAAACATTAATGACTATTAAAAAGAAAGATTTTAGTCAATTAAAAGATACATTCGTGAAAGTAATTGTCACGAATAAAAATGAACCTTACTGGTTTGATGTGTTTATGGAAGAGATCACAAAAGTGTGTCCTTCCGATTTAAAAGTTGTAGAAGATCATAGTAATCTTGACATTCTTAACGAAGATGAATTAGTTGGAGAAGCGGAAGATACTTTAACAATTTTAACAAAACATATCGACAGTTTAAACATAGACGGAGACAAGACTAAACTTGATACATTAATGAGATCATTATACACAGAGAGTTTAGACATATTAGTATGATAAAAATAATACAATTTAACAGTGGTGAAATGATCATCGCAGAATTGAACGAAGAAAATTATGAAATAGTGAACCCACTTTTCATTCATCAACAAGCGATGGAAGGACAAGGCCCTAAGATCAATTTATATCCTTATAATATTTTAGGACAGGGAAACATTACTCTTAATCCTCAGAATATTGTGTGGACGGTTGAACCCGAAGAGAAACTTTTGAATCAATACCAAGATGCATTTAGTAGTATCATCACACCACCGAAAAACAAAATAGTAACATGATAGAGGGAACATGGAC